CACACGATCTATGTAAGAACGGCCAATACACTCACGTTATGAGGTTTGGCGGCGGCCCAAATGCCGGTCATACAATCTACCATAAAGGTCAAAAGCTTGTAACTCATCACATTCCTAGTGGAGTGTTCTTTGGGATCAAATCTATTATCGGCAACGGATGCGTTATTGACCCCTATGCCCTCCTACAAGAAATCAAAGATCTTGAGGCGGCTGGTATTGATGTTGTATCAAACCTTCGTATTGCTCAAAACGCACACATCATTACAAAGGAACATAAAAATGAAGATGAAAGAGACGAAAAGATTGGAACGACTAGAAGAGGTTGTGGTCCTGCTTATCGTGATAAATATGGTCGAAGTGGTGTACATGCTGGTGAGTACTCTTTTGTAGGCGAACTGGCTTTTATGAAAGATTTGGTTATTGATCTTTACGAAGAGTTTTATAGCGACAAAAACACTTATGTGCTCTGTGAGGGCGCACAAGGCTTTGGTATTGACATTGACTGGGGTGATTACCCTTATGTTACATCAAGCCACTGTACGACGGCTGGTGCGCTTCTGAACGGTATTCCACCACAAGCAATCAACCGTGTTTGGGGTGCTGCGAAGGTTTATGAAACTTATGTTGGAGCAAAAAACTTCCAAGGTGACGACCCTCTTTTAGAACAACTACAAGAGGCCGGCCAAGAGTTTGGAGCAACCACAGGAAGAAAGCGCCAAACAAACTGGATTGATCTTGACTTTCTCGCTAAATCGTGTAGAATGAATGGTGTAACTGACCTCGTGATCAACAAGATGGATGTTATGCGTGAGGTAATGGGAGACGAAGAGTGGGAAAGCGACTTCCGCCATCGTGTATCAAGTATTGCCGAACAATGCGGCGTTCCACGAGTTTATTTCTCAGACAACCCTTATTCTATTCTTTCACAGGAGGCAGCATAAAATGATTGAATATAAAGTAAAAGTGTGGCCCAACGGAGACAAATTTTGGTATCTAAACGGAAAGTATCACCGTGAAGATGGTCCTGCTATTGAGTATCCCAACGGAGACAAAGTGTGGTATCTAAACGGAGTTCTCCACCGTGAAGATGGCCCTGCTATTGAGTATGCTTGCGGAGACAAAGAATGGTATCTAAACGGAAAGCGCCACCGTGAAGATGGCCCTGCTCGTGAGTTTGCCAACGGAACCAAAGAATGGCATCTAAACGGAAAGCGCCACCGTGAAGATGGCCCGGCTGCTGAAAGGAACAACGGAACCAAGTGGTGGTATCTAAACGGAATGTGCCACCGTGAAGATGGCCCTGCTATTGAGTATGCCAACGGAACCAAATGGTGGTATCTAAACGGAAAGCGCCACCGTGAAGATGGTCCTGCTTGTGAGTATGCCAACGGAGACAAAAGATGGTTCTTAGATGGGCAACAACTGACCGAAGATGAACATTGGCTAGTCACACCAACCAAACCACCCAGCACCCGGTGCGCCCAAACGCTTTCCGGAAAGGTTGTCGAGATTGATGGAAAGAAATACAAACTAACAGAGGTATAAAAAATGACTAAACTAAACCTAAAAGTAAAACAACTTGAGAACTTTTACAACCTCAAACAAAGAGGACAAGGCGACGCCGGTATTGATCTTTACGCAACAGAAGATTGTATTGTCCGACCAGGAGAACAAGCGCTGGTAAAAACAGGCATCTCTGTTTCGTTTTCAGCTGATTACTATCTTCGTATTGCGCCACGCTCTGGTCTTGCCTATAAAAACGGCATTGATGTAATGGCCGGCGTTATTGACTCTTCTTATCGTGGAGAGATTGGAGTTATTTTGAGAAACCATTCTGTTACGACCGAGGAGAACACAGGAGCATTCATCATCAATCGTGGTGATCGTATCGCACAAATGATTCCAGAACACATTTCACAAGAAGACTTTGTGTTTGTGGAAGATCTAGATGATAGCAACCGTGGTGAAGGTGGCTTTGGATCAACAGGGGTGCGAGATGAATGATTATCACGCACAGTTATTTATCCAACAGCGCCGGCACGAAAACAGGCTCATACTTTACGCTTTCACGGGGCTTTTCCTTCTAGCGCTATTTGGCTTGGGTTTGGTCGCATCGGGCAAGGATGCGCAAGCCCGGATCGAGTGCTTAGAACAGGAAGGACAAATCATTCCGGCCGGCAGCGATGTTGCTTGGGTATGCGCCCCGGCCACACAAGCCTCTCAGAACAATCAAAAGGAGATCAATGAATAAACAAACAATGAAAACAATGATGTCAAGTGCTAAAATGGACTGGCAAACACCAAATGAGTTTTATAACAAACTAAACAAGGAGTTTGGCTTTACACTAGACCCGGCAACAAATGGCTCAAATGCTTTATGCACAAACTATTTCACAGAAGCACAAGATGCCTTAGTCCAATCGTGGAAGGGCGAGACTTGTTATGTCAATCCACCTTATGGCCGAGTGCTAAAAGATTGGATTCGCAAGGCCTATGAAGAAAGCAAGGACCCAGGAACTACTGTAGTCATGCTTATCCCGGCACGCCCAGACACAAAGTATTGGGCAGACTATGTTATGCAAGCCAACGAAATCCGCTTTGTGAAAGGTCGTCTAAAGTTTGGTGGTGGTGAAGCAAATGACCCAGCACCATTCCCGTCAGCAGTTGTTGTTTTCAAGGGCGGTCACAATGGGCAGCAAAATCTTTGTGGCCCAGTTGTCTCAATGATGGAAAGAACATGAATTCAAAAGAAGCAGTAGATCACCCCGGCCACTACAATAAAGGCATTGAGACCATTGATTACATTGAGAGTTGGGAAATGGATTTCAATCAAGGAAACGTGATCAAATATGTTTCACGATACTCAATGAAAGGCGGCCTAGAAGATCTCAAGAAAGCCAAATGGTATCTAGAAAGAATGATCGATCAAGAGGAAAGAAATGTATAAACAAACAATCACATTTGGGGATGTTTTGTTGGAACCACAATACTCCGACATTGTATCAAGAAAGCAAATCTCATTAGCAACGCCTTTGGGTTATGAACTAAATCTAGAGATTCCCATTATTGCTTCTCCAATGGACACAGTAAGTGAATGGGAGATGGCTGCAGCAATGTCTAAGCTTGGAGGAATGGCTGTTATTCATAGATACAATACGATCGCTGAACAAGTAGCCGAGGTAGAAGACGCCTTGGATACACCAAACTGTTCTGTTGTTGGAGCAGCAATTGGTGTGAGTGGAGACTTTATTGAGCGAGCCATTGAATGCTATGCGTCAGGAGCAAAAGTTATTTGTATTGATGTTGCTCACGGCGATCATTATCTTGTAAACGAGGCTATTGGTTCCTTGCGAAGAGAGCTTGGAGTGAACGTTCACATTATGGCCGGCAATGTTGCGACGCTTGAAAGTTTCAACCGATTGGCTGATTGGGGTGCTGACTCTATTCGTGTAGGCATTGGTGGAGGAAGCATCTGCTCAACCCGTATCCAAACAGGCCATGGCGTTCCAACCCTTCAGTCTATTATTGACTGCGCTCAAACAGATCGCAGCGCCATTCTTATTGCTGACGGCGGCATCAAAAACTCTGGTGACATTGTAAAAGCTTTGGCTGCTGGCGCTGATGCTGTAATGCTGGGCTCGTTATTGGCCGGGACTGATGAAACACCCAGTGAAACTTTCCGCAATCGTGATGGTCGCTGCTTTAAAGCTTACCGTGGTATGGCATCTGCCGAAGCACAAAAAGCTTGGCGTGGAAAAACTTCGTCCCTAGAAGGTGTATCTACCACTATTCCTTGTAAAGGCTCTGTATACAATGTTGTAGAAGAACTACTTACTGGTGTGAGGTCAGGCTTTTCCTATTCCGGAGCGAGAGACATTGTTGAGCTACAAAGCAAAGCAACATTCATTCGCCAGTCCCACAACGCAGCAGTTGAGTCCAGCACCCACATCTTACATCGATGAGCGAAGATCAAAAGCCAAACATAGTAGAGTATGAGCCAAAGTATAAAAACTTAACTTTCTCTATTGGCGAAAAGCTTCACGCTGATTTTCGTATTAGACTAAAGTATGAAGGCATTGGACAAGGAAAGTTTCTTCGTTGGGTCATTCTCCAGTTCGTAAATCAAACATCACTCTTAGAGCAACTGATTGAAGAATACAAGAAAGACAACGGAAACCTTTCCAAAACCCGTGAAAAAAAGATCCGCAAGGAAAAAGAAAAAACAAAGAAAGTAAGACAAAGTTTCTCTCTTTCAGAAGAAGAGTTAGGATCTATTTTTGACATTATTGAAATAGAGATGCCTGACTTGTGATTTTTATAAATAACGTACTATTTATAAGTGGTAAGGTAAAATGAAAATAACAAAACAGTACCTAACACAAGTAATCAAAGAAGAATTAAAGTTGTTCTTGGAACAAGAAACAGATCCTACTGATGATTTTATTGATTACTGGGAGAAAGAACGTGCTGAGGGGCGTGTTGAGGATGGTGAGCAGCCAGATTATGATGACGTGAAACTCTGGGCGGGAAATCCTGAAATCGCTGGCTCCGTCTGGGAAGAGTTATTAGGGATGCGAAACATTTAGTTTTTTTATTTTTATCATACTATTTACTACAAACACTTATTTTTAATATAACAAAGGAGTTATAACAAATGGCTAAGAAGACACTACTTTCAGAGGGACACATTCGTAAGTTCATGAAGCTTGCGGCTATTGGACCTCTTACCGAAAACTTCCTCTCAGAAGAAGAAGAGCCAATGGAAGAAGCAACCGAACTCACCGAAGCTGAAGAAGTCGAGGAAGAAGAAGAAGTGGAAATGGACGCTCTTGAAGGCGACATGGAAATGGAAATGGACGACGAGGAGATGGAAATGGACGCACCTGCCGACGACGGCGAGGACGCAATCAAAGCCGCTCTTGAGCAACTCATTGACGCCATCAAAGCCGCTCCGGAAACAGACATCGCTGTTGACGCAGCCGATGAGATGGACGAATTGGCCGAGCCAATGGAAGAAATGGCTCACCCAATGGAAGAAACATCATGTGGTGATCGTATGGAAGAAGAGATGTACGAAGAGCTAAACGAAGCCGTTGAGGTTGTCGATACTCAGGCCATCGTAAAGAAAGTCACCCGCAGAGTTGCAGAGCGACTAGTCAAAGAGTCAAAGCAGGACAAACTTGCCGAAGTTCTAGCAGCGAAGATCGCAGCAAAACTTGGCTAAGACCTTGACTTAGAAAAATAAGTGTTTAACTTTAAAAGACCGCAGATTATGCGGTCTTTTTTTATTAGAGGAAAAAATGGATACATGGACTATCATTGGCGTGTTTTTTCTAGGAGTATTCTCTTATCGCTTTCTAGCATCACTCTTAAACTATACACATTCCTATAACTTTCTAACATACTGCCTTGCTTCTTGCTTGACTATGATTAGATCGTTTGGAAAAGATGTGGTAACAGTTAAAGAAAGGCTGATTAAGCAAATGGAAGATCTAGACATCCCGGAAGAAGAAAAAGAAGTCATGAAAAAAAGAATGGAAAAAACTCTCAATGACTGGCAATCTGTTACGTTTGTCCGTGTTGTTGCCGTTATTCCAAAAGAGTTCTCAAAAGTCTTGAAAACTAATGAGATCTGTGATAAGATCAAGGATGCCTTTAGCGAGGTAAACAAATAAAATTTATTCTTCACAAAACGAGGTAAAATGAAGAAGAAGAAGAACAATCTAAACGAAGAGCATGAAGAGGCAGTAGAAGAAGAATCCCATGGCGCAATCCATTTCTCGCTGCCAGCACAACCAGCTGAGAAGGATCTCCGAACCGTAGCCGTTTTTGGAGCAATCAACGAAGAGAAGAGCGCAGATGTTACATCAGGCATTTATTATCTTTGGCAGAACACTCCAGAGCTGTTTACCGAGGAGGAGTTAGCAGAACACGAAGGGTTGATGCAACCCGAACAAGACATTCGTATGATCATCTCAACTTATGGCGGAGAGGTCTTAGAGATGTTTGGCATTATTGACCTTATGAACATGACAAAGTCTAGTGGTGTCGACATTGAGACTATCGGCCTAGGCAAAGTAATGTCTGCCGGCGTAGCTATTCTAGCTGCTGGGACAAAGGGTAAGCGTCTTGTTGCCCGAAACTGTCGTCTTATGCTTCACCAAGCGTCCGCAGGGACAATGGGCTCTGTACACAACATGGAGAACGAGCTGGAAGAAGTAAAGGTCCTACAGGATATGTATGTTCGCTGCGTTGCCGAGAACTCAAACTTATCCATCAAGAAGATCAAGAAAATGTTTTCGTCAAACTCAAATTATTACATCTCAGCAGAACAAGCTGTTGAGTATGGGATCGCTGACGAAGTAATCTAAGGAGTATTATGAAGAATTATCAAAGCAAACAAAACCTATCTAATAGTATCTCAGAAGCAGTTCAGACTTTAGCCGAGAACGTCCAAACAACTTTAGGTCCGAGAGGGCGAAATGTTATTCTTCACAAGAAGGATGCGCCACCCATCATTACGAAAGATGGTGTAACCATTTCAGAGTTTATTGAGTTTGAAGATCCATTCCAAAACTCGGCAGCGCAGATTGTAAAACAGGCTGCTCGTAAAACTGCGCAGAATGCTGGTGATGGAACTACAACAACAACAGTTCTAGCAAACGCAATCTACCAACAAGCACGCCGACACGTTCTTGCTGGAACAGCACCCATTGAGATCAAACGTGGTCTAGACAAAGTGGCCGCAGCGATTGTTGATGAGTTAGAAGAAAACAAACGACCTGTTGAGAACTTGGAAGACGTAAGACACATCGCAACTATCTCTGCTAATAACGATAGTGTGATTGGCGACATTGTTGCAACCGCAATCGATAAGGCTGGAAACGATGGATCAGTCCAAATTGAAGAAGCTCGTTCAGTTGATACAACTGTCGACATCCTAGAAGGCTTCCGTTTTGACTCTGGGTTTGTTTCTCCGGCATTCATTACAAATGAAAGAGCAGGGACTTGTAACTATGAGAATGCCCTGATTTTGGTTGCTGATGAGAAGATCGATACAGTCGAACAAATCTTTCCAGTGCTTGAGTTGGTCGCTAGAGAAGGAAGACCGCTAGTTATTGTTGCCGACCAGATTGACGGACAGGCCCTTGCTGCACTTATTATGAACTCGCAGCGAGGCACAATGAAAGTGGTTGCTGTAAAGGCGCCAAGATACGGAGAAGAAAGAAAGAACATTCTTAAGGACCTAGCCGCATCAACAGGCGCAACCTTGGCTTCTGTTGATGCTGGAGTGCTCGTGAAAGATCTAGTTTTGAAAGATCTGGGCCTCTGCAAATCTATTAGCATTGGCCGTGCTCAAACTGTCGTTGTCGGCGGAAAAGGAGATCTAGAAGATGTGCAGGAACGTATTGGCGCCCTTAAAAACGAAATTACGCTATGCGATGACATGGTTCTTTGTGAAAGAATCCAGGAAAGAATTACTCGCCTTGCTTCTGGCGTTGCTGTTATTCGTGTTGGTGCTTCAACAGAAGTAGAGATGACTGAGAAGAAGCATCGCATTGAAGATGCCCTAGAGGCAGTCAGCGCTGCGCAGGCTGAAGGGATCATTGCTGGTGGGGGCTCTACCCTTTATCGTATTGGCCGCCGTCTGGGCAGCCGTGAATCACTTGGTTACGATGACTGGGAAATGGATCATCCGGATCAAAGAACCGCAGTGGCTATTATGAGAGAAGCAACAAAAGCTCCTCTACAGATTATGTGTGATAATGCTGGAGAGTCCTTTGATTTGATCAGTCGGCAGCTCCATCAGGAAGGCCGCTCTTGGGACTTTACAAAGGAAGGAGTTGTTGATGCTTATGAAACAGGTATTCTCGATCCGGTCAAGGTTACAAAAAATGCTGTCTTGAATGCAGTTTCTGTTGCCGGCACACTAATTACTACAGACTATGCTATTGTAGAGGACTAACTGTGCTTCATTCCATCTTTCGAAAACTGTTAACTGAAGACAAGCGTTCCACCGAAACAGGATACAAAAATGAAAACAAGATTGAATCTTACTTTTCACAGTATCTTGTTCAGGACGGAACAGCAAAGAACGATCGAATAAAGTCCGACATTGTGATTGAAGTTCCGGGCCACCAAGACCCAATTGGAATTGAAGTAAAGACAACGCTAGATACAGAGTTCGGTCAATTAACAGTCGGCTATGATACAGAAAGAGAACGATGGGTGATCCACAACTCGAACTTTAACAAAGACAAGAGTAAAGAAAATAAAAAGTATATGGACCGGTTCTTTGTAAAGTATCTTCAACCATACCTAAAAGATCTTAAACCTCCCGCAGGATCAAACAACATCCTAAAGAAAAGAGGAGAGCGAGATCAAATAGTTGTTGGGCTTTACAAGGAACCGGGGCATAAGAAAACACTTGAGGCAATGCAGAATTCTTGGTTTGGGGAGGGCAAAGAGCACAGAATAGAGTTATCCCCAGCCATTCTACAAAAGTATTATAACACCAAGGGAGATGATCTAATCCAGATCAACGGCTTGGGCTTGTATAAATTATCTGACCGCTTTGATATAGCCATTCCCTACTTTGGTGAATTGGTGTTCAGAGCGGATGCAAAGTTTCATATCAAAAACCATGGCGACTCTTTTACTTTCAACATTGCTTTTCGTGCTGATGATTTAGATCAGGACAAAAGCAAAATGTCAAGATTAGATATATCAAAAAAAGAAGACGCAAATAAACTTATTAAAGAAATCTAGGAGATAAAATTGTGCAACAGGAACAGTTTGAAGTTACAGTAACTAAATTAGATGGGAAGATTGATCGACTAACAGACACGATTGAGTCAATTAGATTTGCTCAAACGGATATGTATGAAAAGGTCACTAACATTGAAAAAGCAATCTACAATCCAGATGAAGGGCTTTATGCTCGCCTCAAAGAGCAAGAGTCAGATCTTGAAGACTTAAAAGAGTTTAAAGCAAACATTACAAAGTTTCTTTGGATTATTACTTCGGGTATGACTGGCATCCTTATAAAATTTGGCTTTGATTTATCCGGATAGTGCTTGACAAAAAGAACTGGTGTGTTATAATGAAACCATAGTCAAGCGGCTGTGGTTTTTCACTTGGTGTAAAACAAACTAAAGGAGATAAATAAATGAGAGTGAATTTACAATACTCTGTTGAACTAGAGGACGTTTTTAAAGAACTGGCTTTGCTTCACGTGAGAAAGAACGAAGATGTATTACAACAGATTTATACCAATTCTCAAACGCTTGAAACAAAATTAGGGGAGGAGAGCCTAAAGGGCTCGCTAAAACAAGTAGAAACATTAAGAACCCAGCTGGCGCACTTTGACTCAACTTTGGCTGACATTGGAGCAATGTTAGAAGGTTATGAAATGGTTGTAGCACAGCAGGTATTACAAAAACAAACAGAGGAAACAAATGAGCAACTTAGTGAAACTAACGAGAGTGGAGAAGGTGGGCAAGAACTTCAACCTGAGTGAAGTATACGTCAATCCTGAATCAGTTTCTTACGTAATGGAGAATGTGCTCCTAAAAAGAAACTTGAACGAATCTAAAGAAGCTTGGCCGGATGATGTATCACAAATGCATCGCTTTTCAACAATCCACATTAATGGCCACACTCCCATCAATGTAGTTGGAGATCCAGCACTCGTTGAACAAAAGATCTTTGAGTCAAACAAACAACTACTCAAGGGATAAAATGGTAATAAATATTTGACACCATTATAAAAGTGCATATATTTATACCCAATTAACATCTTAACCAAAATTAAAGGAGAAAAAAATGTTAAGAACAGCATACACAAGGCACGACCGACTACTTGATTCATTATTTGGAAATAACTGGTCAGCCAGACAACCGGCACATATGCGTGCACAATTATCTGCGAATACTGAAAACAATGCTTATCGGATTCAAAGAGAGGAAGGGCAGTGCACAATTGTGGTACCACTCCCAGGCGCAAAGCGAGAGGACATCAATGTTTCTCTTGACGGAAACATCCTAGCTATCTCTTGCAAGTCAGAACTAGGCTTTGGGTTTGAGGACTTCAACACAACTTTTAGAACGACCGAAGGCACTTCTGAAAGCCACATCCAAGCATCCTATGAAAATGGAGTTCTAAGTGTTGTTGTAAAGGATCCAGAAGTTCAGATTACAACAAAACAAATCCCAGTCAGCTAAAAAGGCTGAGTCTAAGAGAAAAGCGGCCAAACGGCCGCTTTTTTGTTGTTTTTGTTCTTGAATGACTATTTATGTTAGATCGTCAAAAAAGGTAAAATAAATGACTGAACAAGATCTCACTTCTCTTGTTGAGGAAGTTTTAGAAGAACGAAAGAAAAAGAGAAAGAAAAGCAAAAAAAAGAAAGAAGACCGCTGCACTCGTATCGCAAAGCGTAAATACGATGTTTGGCCTTCTGCTTATGCTTCCGGTGCTGTTGTAAGATGTCGCAAGGGGAAGATCTGGAAAGGCCTCAAAGAAGAAGAGCTAGCAGAAATTTCCGAAGAAGAGCTTTTAGAGATCTTGGCCGAAGAAGAAGATGAAACGCTTGAAGAAAAGAAAAGAAAACTAACCAAAAAGCCTTCATCAGAAACTTCACTTCGTGATTGGTTTAAAAGAAAAGGAGAACCAGGTAAAGGAGGCGGCTGGGTTGATTGCAACTCGCCAATAAGAAAAGACGGCAAAATAACCGGCTATAAGTCTTGTGGTCGTTCTGGTAAAGACGACAAACGCTCCAAATACCCTGCTTGCCGCCCAACACCTTCTGCTTGCAAGTCAAAAGGCAGGGGAAAGTCTTGGGGAAAGAAATCAGCCAAAGGAATGAAAGAATCAATGAACAACTTGCAAGAACAAATTGAGAATGAAATCTTAGCACTTCTCAGCGAAGCAAAAGAAGAGGAAGTTAAAGACCTTATTGGAATTTCCAACCAAAAGAACCATATAGACTTCTTTAATGAAGATGGTAGTATTAAGACTGAAAAAGAAGAAGAATACAATATAGAAGTTAAAAAATACTTAAAACAGCTAAGTAATATCCCAAAGCAATATCTATCTTGGGTACAGAAAATGTCAAGCGGCGATCCAGAGCCACTTGATGAAATTATTTCAATGCTCAAAGCATACCTTGAGAACAAAAGTAAGTTTCAAGGCACAAAGCTCAAAAACTTAACCCCAGGTGGTATCAGACAAAAAATAGAGGATCTTGGTGAAGACAGCGATCAAAAGTCGTCAGAGAAAATCTCCCAGAATAACGATAAAATTTACGAATCAAACAACTGGGTTGGTGTTTATCCAAAAACAAAAGAAGGATCTATTAACGCTTGCAAAAATCTTTCAGCAGGTGTTCAATGGTGTACTGCTGCCACTAAAACAGAAAACTATTTTGATAGTTATACTGGCGAATACAACATTCATCTTTATTACTTCTTTAGAAAAGGTGGAAACACAAGATCTAATCCAAATGATGCAATTGCAATTGGGTGGGTTAAGAAAGATGGAAAACTACAAATTATCCACAAGAGAAACGCAACAGTTAATGCAACCAATAAGGATCTTTCAGAGTCAGATCTTCAAGAAGTCTTTGGTAGTGAATGGAGTTCTGTTAAAGACGCAATGCTTCAAGATCTTGGAAAAGAAGAAAGAAAAGAAACCGCATTCAATAAAATAGTCTCCAATCTAACACCGGAAACATTAAACGCTCAACTGACAGCAATTAATGATCCTAAAGAACAAATCCAGACTTTACTACATTTACTTAAAAATGAGATCTTTGTTCAAAACAAAGAAAGAACAAATTTTGCAACTTTAAAACTAAGTAAGATGACTTTGGATTTAAATTTATACAACACCGAAATAACCACCCTTCCAGATAACTTAAAAGTTGGTGGAAATTTAAATTTACCCAACACCAAAATAACCACCCTTCCAGATAACTTAAAAGTTGGTGGAAATTTAGATTTACCCTACACCAAAATAACCACCCTTCCAGATAACTTAAAAGTTGGTGGAGATTTAAATTTACCCTACACCGAAATAACCACCCTTCCAAACAACTTCGAAGTTGGTGGAAGTTTAAATTTATACAAAACCAAAATAATCACCCTTCCAGATAACTTAAAAGTTGGTGGAAATTTAGATTTACCCTACACCGAAATAACCACCCTTCCAGATAACTTAAAAGTTGGTGGAGATTTAGATTTATACAAAACCAAAATAACCACCCTTCCAGATAACTTAGAAGTTGGTGGAGAGATAATCGGAAGTGATGGTAAGAAAATAAGAAAAGCATCAAAAAAGGAAAATGGCTCAATGGAAAACATAGAAGAACAAATTTTATTAGAGGTAATGCAACTTCTTGAGTCGACAAACATCTCAGAAGGAATGCAATACCATATAGATAACAAAATACCCTTAACGGAGGTTGTCTATAGACCGCTCTCAGAGGGCTTTATGAGCCTTATGAAAGAAGCCCGCAACCTATACTCCCTTGGCCTGTATGAAGCCCTCACAGAGGAAGAGAAGGACATTCTGGAGAGTGATTTAGGTGACGTTGGTGTATGCGAAGGGCAAGAAGTCCCGCTTGATATACCGATGGTCGAAGAACAAGAGTTAGACGAAGCCGAATACAAAGGCAAAGAAGTGGAATTAGGGAAGCCAAAGAAAGGCGGCTCAAAAAAATACTATGTTTATGTAAGGAATCCAAAAACAGGAAACGTCAAGAAAGTATCATACGGTTCTCCTGATATGAAATCTAACTGGAATGACCCAGAAGCTAGAAAGTCTTTTGCTGCTAGACATAAATGTGCTGAGAAGAAAGACAAAACATCTCCGGGTTGGTGGAGCTGTAGAGCGCATCGGCACTTTGGTAAAAACGTTTCAGGAACATACTGGTAAGAAACAAAAGGAAACTAAAATGAGCAAGCCCTATAAAGATAAGATAATTTCTGAAAACAAGCGCATTCGACTTTTTGAGCATGCCACTATCGATAAAAGCGATCTAGAGTGGCACCGTGATAAAGAAAGTCGCTTGGTTGAGGTTATTGAGGCAAATGGTTGGAAGTTCCAGTTCGACGATGAGCTTCCTGTTGTGCTCAATGAGGGCGATCAACTGTTTATCCCTAAAGAAGAATTCCACCGAACCATCAAAGGTCACGGTGATTTAGTTATTCGCATTACAGAAAACCCTTCACAAAAAGCAATCCAAGAAGCAAAAGGCTCGACAAAAGGATATATTTACGAAGTTATGGTAAGAATGGTTACAGACCGAAACAGAAACAAGTCAGAGATCGTCAATGACCTTCGATCGATCAAAGATGTAACAGTTGTTTCTATTGTTCCAGGGCAGGACTTTAAGCTACAAAAAGGAGTAGCAAGGGAAAAGACCCTAATCAAAATCAAATTCACCCCTGGCGCTTCTCCTGTAAAGAAAATGCAACAAATAAAAGGGGCAGCGTTCGGAAGGTCCTCTGACGGAGGTTGTTCTCATCCAAAGATCCAAGGCTTGATCGAGCTAGACTTTAAAAGAGAAACACTCAAACCAATCCGAACTTACTAAAGGAAAGCAAAATGAAAGACCAACCGACTGTAAGCTTTGACTTTGACTCAACAATCCTAAAAAATGAATGGGATGAAGAAGAAGGAATGGATGTTCCGGTAGGTTTAGACCCAATAACAGCAGACCTTATCAAAAAAGAGCGCAATGCTGGTAATAAGGTTATTATTGTAACTTCACGATACGGTCCAAAACCAGCCTTTGGTCGTGATAATGAAGATTTGTTTGAGATTGCCTACGATCTAAGTATTGAGGACGTTTATTTTACTAACGGCGAAGACAAAGTGAAAACTCTTCTTGACTTGAACGTTATAAGGCACTATGATGATGATCCTCATGAACACAAAGCAATAAAGGACAAGAAAGCAAAAATTGAGTTGCCAACAATGTTCTTGAGGGAAAGCAAAAAAGAGCCGTCTATTAAGATCTTGATAAGGAAACTAGTGTTACAAGAACTAGAAGCCTATCAAAAGAAAATACAGAAAGGTTATGTAAAGAAACGAAATAAGTATCTTACGACTGGGCCACAACCCGCCGGCGCACCTTATAGCAAAAAACCAAAACAAACCCGCTCAAAATCAGCACCGCCGGGATTTGGTGGTAGCTAGCTTGAAACAAAACGCACTCCCCCGGCGTTTTTTCATTTTTATGTGGATAAGGTCCTCGCCTCGATCGTCTAACTTATGAGGCCGTCGAGCAGCCAAATTCACTAATCGCTTCACAGACCCGAATAAACAAACAAAAGGAACTATTTACAGTATGAAGAATCATAAACTTATAATGGAAAACTGGAGAGGGTTTATCAACGAAGGCACAATCGAAGAGTCCTCAAACCAGAGAGGCTTTGAGTACGAGAATGAAGTCATTGCAGCTTTGAATGCGGTAGGCGCTTCGGGAGATATCACATCAGGAGCAGGGGCATCTGCTGCTGCTGCCGATGCGGACATCAAGATAGGAGATCAGATCTACAAAATTGAAGTAAAACTTGATAAAGATGCGCAGATGGGCGGAACATCACTGCGTTATTATCCCGATCGGACAGAGGACGGAAAGTATTTTGATATTGTTTCCAAATCTGTTGAAGAAGATACAATTGACATCATGGAGGAATCTTTAACACCAATCATTCCGGATCTAGATAAGTTTTTAGAGTTTGTCGGCGTTAGCAAGCTCCCGGCAACAATAGAAAAAGATAAGTGGGTTGAAGCAGTGGCTCTTGGTTTGCTTAAGCCTTTGAACGTAAAGATCAAGAGAACAACAAGGTTCATCACCAACCACTATAAGAAAAAAGGAATTGACTATATCCAAATTGGTGGGTCTGGCCTTTTCTACCTCGGTGACAATCCAGCAAACTTGCCAGTTCCAAAACTAGAAGGTGATATCAATATTGAGCTTCGACCTGGAAGATCTGGATCGAAAACAAGAAAAGATGGAACAAGTGTCGTTGGTGCGGGAATTCGTGTACAGGGAAGGTTACAATTTAAAGGATCATCGCCTTATACACTAGACGATCCAGAGAGCGTAAGGAAAATGCTAGCGACCAAAGAGATAGAACAAAATGATCAAGATAACAATCAAGAAAAATAAAGCAGTTCTATCTTGCCCTGAACCAACACAGGACTTAGAACTAAACACAAAAAACAGAAACGCTGCGATCAAGACAGACTATATCAAGTATGGTCCGCTAAACCTTGAAGATAAAGAATATTGGAAAGGACTTGCTGATCATTGGGACACAACAGAAGAGGTGGCAAAAGAAAGCCTTTGTGGGAACTGTGTTGCATTTGACATCTCACCAAGAATGTTAGAATGTATGCCTGGACCAACCTCAGAGCCTGTTGAAGATAAAGAAGGCCACTTAGGTTATTGTTGGATGCATTCTTTTAAATGCTTCTCACTAAGATCGTGTCGGACTTGGGCTGCTGGTGGTCCAATAACAAAAGACAGCGTTTCTTTTGAGTGGCAAAACAAAAAATAAACAAAACAAAACGCTTGACTTTCGCTCAGAATACAGTATAATAGTATAACACTTGAAACACGGAGAGTTATACTATGAACCCCTTACAAACGGCAGCAGTTGCACATTTTGAGGCAGTGCGAACACGGGCGCTAGCGAATCTACAAGTTTGCTTATCAAGCCCTGTTGGAGTTGCTAGCCATACAGACATTGTTGATGACGTAGTAGATTTTATCAACGATATCGCAAATGCTGAAGCCGGACTAGAAATTCTTTCACGAGTTGTGGAAGATGATCCAATTGGATCAGAAGAAGAATAAACCGATACTAACAAAGGAGAAAAAATGAAAAACATTATGTATCAAACAATCGCTCTTGCTCTTGGAACAATCCTTATTATGGGATGCTCGGAAGAGGAAGAAACACCCCCAACTGATGACACTGGCGCTGCTGATGTTACTAGCGACGCTGAAGGATCAGGAGATGTGCCTGAAACCGACACTGTTGAAGATGCCGTTGAGGACACAGTAACCGATTCAGCGGAAGATGCCGCTGAGGACACAGTAGTCGATACTGATGAAATTGATGTAGAGGATGACTCCGGTTCGTCGTCTGATAGTGATGACGGATCTGATACTGGTGAAACCGATGTAGAGGATGATGATGGATCTGATTCTGATGAGTAATAAAGATGCTGTATTGGGATCGTGAATCCTTTTTACAGTTTGCTTATTCATTGCTGAAGCTTCTTCGGCTGTAGTACAAAACCCCGCTGGTTGAAAGATCAGCGGGGTTTTTTCGTCTTTATGTGGATAAGATCCTCGCCTCGATCGTCTAACTAGCGAACCCCCGATCCTACTCCCCCGACGGCGAAAGATGAAAATTGGCGACTTAGTAGAAATGTGCTCCTTACCACTTGCCTATAAAAATGGACCAAGTAAATACTATGGAATGGGGCTGGTAGATGAAATAATTGATTCAGATCATTGTAGTGTCGATTGGATCATACTACCTTGGACGGAAGTGAGGTACATACCTTATATATCCAAAGCTTTGCTAAGAGAAATAGAATGAATAAACCTGAATGCATAACTTATCCCAACGGAGACAAGCTGTGGTATCTAAACGGAAAGTACCACCGTGAAGATGGCCCGGCTATTGAAAGGGCCAACGGAAACAAACTGTGGTTTCTAAACGGAAAGTGCCACCGTGAAGATGGCCCTGCTGTTGAGTTTGCCAACGGAGACAAGTGGTGGTATCTAAACGGAAAGCGCCACCGTGAAGATGGCCCGGCTATTGAGTCAGCCAGCGGACACAAAGAATGGTATCTAAACGGAAAGTGCCACCGTGAAGATGGCCCGGCTCTTGAGTATGCCAACGGAAACAAGTGGTGGTATCTAAACGACGAAGAAGTCAACCCGGAAACCATTGTGGATCTATGGCTCGCAAAAAACATCTACTGTCTTTACAATGCTGAAACTGATTGTTTGGAGTTTGAGTAAATGAATAAACCTGAATGCATAACTTATCCCAACGGAGACAAGCTGTGGTATCTAAACGGAAAGCACCACCGTGAAGATGGCCCTGCTGTTGAGTTAGCCAACGGAGGCAAAGAATGGTGGCTAAACGGAAAGCTCCACCGTGAAGATGGCCCTGTTTGTGAGTATGCCAACGGAGACAAGTGGTGGTATCTAAACGACGAAGAAGTCAACCCGGAAGCCATTGTGGATCTATGGCTCGCAAAAAACATCTACTGTCTTTACAATCCTGAAACAGACAGTTTGGAGTTTGAGTAAATGAATAAACCTGAATGTAAAGCTTATTCCAACGGAACCAAAGAATGGCGGCTAAACGGAAAGTTGCACCGTGAAGATGGCCCTGCTGTTGAATGGGCCAACGGAGACAAATGGTGGTATCTAAACGACGAAGAAGTCAACCCGGAAACCATTGTGG